TTCTTTATCAGAGGAGTATTCATAACCTGTTTCTTTATTTCTTAATACTATCTCTGCCTCACACTCAACTATTGGCACCTTTTTACCATCTATTATCTCGTATCTAACGGATCCTTCTTCTTTAAAAGCCATAAATTATTCCCTGTTTATTTGTAACATAGATATCACAACATGCAACCTATCTGCTGTAGCTGCTGTTGCTTTTAAAATTTCACTTTCCTGCATTATAAGAGGTTGTGATAATAACTCAACTGTTTGATTAGCTGATATTGCCTTTGTTTTAAATAGGTTAAATACAGAGGCCCCTGCAGTGAGTGTAAGAGTTATAGTATCCGCGTTCCCCGAATCATCAGAAACTAGTATTGATTTTATAATAGTGGTTGTTGCAGCTGGCCCTGTATATATAGTTGTAGCTGTATTTGTTGTAAGATCTGCTTTTATGTTTGTATATATATTAGCCACCTAAAAACCAGGTAAATCTTTCCTGCTCCTCTTTTTGTTGATTTAAAAATGTAGAATTAAGTTGTTCTACTATGGATGTCAATGTTCTATTTATTTGTTTTTGGTTAGAAAAATCATATTTTTCTTTTGGTTCTGGTATTCTTACTACTATCTTAGCCATTATCTTCTACCATCTGCTCTTAAATCTAAATTAATTGTACCAAATCTCCACTTTTCACTAACAGCATCATTTTCTATTTTAATATTTGCATATCTACCTCTTGCTCTTGTATCAAATTTAAGACTATTTGTTGTTACTGTAAAAGGGCTCAAAGCTGTTGCTGAACTAGATTGTGCAGGAAATCTTTTTACTGACATTGTAACTTTAGCATTACCTTGTAAGTTTTTAAAATCAGGTATAAATCTTTTCATAGATAGAAAAAATTCACCATCTGAGTTATCTGCTTTAATATCAAAATCAAAAGATTGTATAAATGATGAAACAGTTGTTGTAGATCCGTCCGCATTAATTTGATCAGTTCCTACTTCATGTTCAAATAATGTTGTTTGTCCTAAACCAGTTTGTCCAACAACAGCAGGAAAACTACCATTTGCATTAGATACATATTTTGTAGCAAAAGGTTTTTGATAAACAGTTGCATCTATCCAAGTAGTTCTAGCCTCTGATCCTGTATACCAAACAGGTCCTTGTTGACCACTTTCTCCATAATTAAATACTACATATCTATCATTAAAACTAGATGATGATGTTGGATAATACCAAACGACTTCTGTAAATAAATTATTTAATCCTGCATTTACTTGTTGGCCTTTTGTTGTATCAATGTCATCAAATACATAATCCTCTACAGAACAAGGTAATGTTTTAACTGTACCATCAAATAGAAAGAAACCTTTTGGTGACATCCAGTAAGCAACACCATCTATCTCAACAGCTGCATTCTTACCAATCAATCCACAGTTTGTACCAACCTGTTCAAATCCAAATGTAAATGGTGCACCTACAAACTTCATAGTGTATAAAGCATTATCAGTCCAAACAAGAATAGTTTCTTTAGCTTTTAGTGCACCAATAATTTTTGTACCATCTTGTAGTCTTTGTGATCCTGCAGTATTTACGGCAGAAGTTGCGTATGAGTCTATGTTTTCTTGTTCTGAAAATCTAATAAACATATCATCTTGTGTTGTTGAATCACCAATAGTTGTTTCTGTTCCTAAATGTATTAAGTGTCTAGTAGTGGGTGATATTAAACTTATTCTTGTTCTTGTTGGATTATTACCCGTTGAAAAATTAGATGTTGTTGTAGATGCTCTATTATTTAATGGAGATGCTGCTCCACCATTCCATGTAAATGTTTTACCATTTGCAACTGTTGCAATTAAAACTTGACCAAAATTATCTAAAGACCATAGTCCAGGTTCCAGTATAATATTTTGTGCCGATGCTGCTTCACCCCAATTACCTGTACTCCAAGACTCTAATCCCCAACCATAACCATATGTTTGTTCTGCTGGTCCGACTGGTTCATATGGTTTTATGCTTAAACTACCACCAGTTGATACTGTTGCTGAAGCATTACTTGATTGATTAATTGTAAATGTGTTTGTAGAAGAACTTATAACTTGAAAATTTTTATCTTCAAAATCAGATGCACTAAATCCTGTACCACCAGGTAATGTAACATTATCTAATTGTACAATATCTCCAATATTTATCCCGTGAGAATTTTTTGTAATTGTACATGTAGGTGAATTATTTGTTGTTGCAATTGTTGCAGAAGTTAATGTAGTTTTAAGTGGTGTAATATCATAAAACCTACCTTCAAAATATAGTAACAAAAATTTGTCTGTTCCAATAGCAACATATCTATTACCATCAAGATCAACAAATGCGTGTGTTTTTCTAGCAACACCTACTATGGTGTTTGCTACAAGAGAAGACCAACCACCTACTTTCTCTGGTAAACCATATCTAAATCTTACGTTATCAGAGTCTACCCAACGAGCTGTTGCTCCAACAGTTGTATTTTGTTTATCTATTCCAGGTAAAAATTTGACTTGTTTAAGAGCCACGTTTCACGCTCCTATATTTTATCTTTATAGACCCAGCCTCTTACTGCATTTGCAAATACTAAAGTAAAAGCGACTGAGTCTGTGTTAACAACTAAATCAGAGGCTGCTCCTAATATATTTGAACCGTTTCGGCCTATTGTTAAATTGTTAGAACTAAGAAAGTTTCCGCTATCTATAAATGTTACTTCTGACCCTACTGCAGGTGATGCAGGTAAAGTCACGGTCAACGCTGCGTTTACACCTGTTGCTGATGTATTAATAAATAATTGATCACCATCTAAAGCTGTGTATGCTGCAGGAACTGTGTAATATCCTTTGCTTAAAATACCTTTATTAATATTAGTTCCATCTGAATATAGTATTGAAGTTGATCCTGATGGTAATACTATTCCTGTCCCAGATGCTGTTTTTACGGTTAATGTATAACTATTTGATGTTCTGTTAGTAGCGTCTTCTACAACATATACTCTTTCAAAACTATCTGGCACAATAAGATTTCTATTAGCAGCAAGAGTACCAGTTAATTTTAAATATAAGTTTTTACCATTTGATACGGCACCCTGTGCTATAGATAAAGTTACATCAGCTGATGCAACAGAAATAGATATATATCCTGATGAAGCTTGTTCTAATTGTTGTAAATTTGTGTTGGTAATTGTTCCCCAAGTACCTGCTTTTTCACCTGTAGTAATTAATTCTAAATTTAAATTACTTGAATACGTTGATGCCATTTTTCTCCTATGGGTTAAGTGGGTTGATTTCTATCCAGTTTCCTGTAGCATTCGGATCCACTTTTTGCCAAGATACCACAGAAACACTACCAATTGCAAGATTTAATCTAGATCCGTTTGGTATCTCTGCTGTCGTTTTAGGACCAGCTACGGCTGCTCCTATTGATATATTTAACCTATTTCCTGCAATTACTGCTATTACGCTTTGAGCTCCGACTCCAGCGAAAGTTGTTGTTGCAAAAGGTGTTGCTCCGAATAACATATTATAAAGGTATCCATGTTTGATTTGCGCCTGTAACTACACCATCCCAAATTCTAAACTCTACATTAGAGTTAGCAATGTTGAGTCTGTTTCCAGTGGGTATTGTTCTAGCTTTTGCTAAAGTTGTTACATCGCTAGTTGATATATTTAATCTATTTCCTGATAAAATAACAGTAGCGTTAGCTACTAATGCTGGGTTTCCTATAGATACATTTACTCTACTACCATTTACATTTACATTAGCTTTACCTAATATAGTTATATTACCTATGGCTGTATTTAATTGTGATCCTGTTGGTTGAACAACTGCTTTACCAACTATGGTCGGACTTCCTGTGCTTGTGTTTAGTCTATTTCCTGATACTGAATATTTAGAAGCAAGTGTAACATTTCCAGTAGAAATATTAACTCTACTTCCTGTTAAACTAAATATAGCTTCACCTACAATTGTAGTGTCACCTATTGAAACATTTAATTGATTAGAATCTAAAGTTACAACTACACCAGTCCCTTCAATAAAAGTTAAATTACCAATAGATATATTAACTCTATTGCCTGTAGTTAATACGTTAGCTTTACCAGATAAAGTTAAAGATCCTGTGCTCGCATTTAATTGAGTTCCAATAGCGCTTGCAAAAGCATTAGGATTAAATCCTACATCAGAAAAGGCTGCTGCTGAAAAGGGTGTAGCACCAAAGTACATGCGAGATTACCTCGCAGTACAAGGGACGTTATTAGTGCCTACCAGGCTTTGACCTACTGCATAGTATATATAGTCGCCACCACCATTAATTTCTGATTCACTTGTATAAAATCTAAATCCATTTGAAAGCATATCCCAATTACCACCACTATCTGTTGTTCCTTCTGTATCAGATGTATTTGGTTCTAAGTAATAAAATTTATCATTTACACTATTACCATATCTTTTATTATCATATACTCTCCAATCAGCATTAGAATCTGTTCTTTTAAACATAATAAATGCAGGTTTAAAACCAGTATAAACGAACACACCTGAAGATGAATTGTTACCACTATAAGCACCAATTTTACTATAACCTGGAATATCTCTAAAACAATAAGCTATCATAGGATCAGAACTTCCATTTGAATTTGAAGCATTACCAACACTGAATACAGTTGCTGTTGGTGCTGTATCATTCCAAGCACTTGCATCATCTGCTCTACCATTAATTTGATTGAATTTAACATAATCTGTTTCTGGATCTGGATTTGACATTAAATATCCCCATCCTTTTGAATAAACAAACCAATCATTAGCATCTGCTAAATTTTTAACTATAATCATAGTTGGAGCAGCCCCTAACCCATGTCCTACTGTTGTAGCACTTCCTGTGCCTGTCCATTTAACAATACTAAATCCTGCTGTTGTGTTTGCTGAAACTGTTGAAGCTGTTGCACCATTTGAATTAGCTGAACTTGATCCACCTGCTTTCCAGTTCCATGATACGTATGTTCCAGTGTTATGATTAACTCCAGAACTACTTCCCAAAGTAAATCCATCACTATCAAAAGAAGTTAAACCAGTTGCAGTTGTGGTTTCTGCACCATCATTATTTGAATATATTTCTTTTGTTGCACCTCTAACTGAATCCATTAATCTGTGTCCATAAGTATCATTTCTATATTTTGTCCAAACCCAATCAGGTTGAAATCCTACACCTGTAATAGATTGTGTTCCACCATTACCAGTATAAAGTTTAGTATTGAAATGATCTGTATGTTTATTAATTGTAGTGTAAGCCATATTATTCGTTTAACCCCTTTGTTGACAAAGCAGTATAACCTGCTGGAACATCATACTCAAATATTCCAATATTACTAGCATTAGTTCCTGCACTAGATACTG